ATCCCAAAAGAAGCAGTAGAGAAGTTTAAGACCATAGTTGAATTACGACTCTACTGCTATATTTGTGATAACTCTTTTGAAGGTATGTGGCAACTCACCTGGATAGAGAAGATGGAATTGAAAGATCAATACTTCATTAAAGCCAATCAAATCCCTAGAGCTTTAGAGAACCTAGTAAAAGAAGGAGTATTGAGTAGAGTTAAAAAAGGGGTTTATAAACTAGAAACACTTAATGAAGCCATATAAAACCTATCACTTTGAGATACCTTTACACATCTATCCTTTTAAGGTGTTGTTTAGTATGGGTGAATCAGATGAGGTCCTTCTCAAGAAATTGAAGAAGTATGGAGAGTTTCATCAAGAAGAGTCTGACAATCTCAAATTGACAGGTGTTGGAAGATGTATAATGTGTTTTGATTATAGGCTGGTAATTATAAGAATAGACCCATTGTTTTCTGAGAAGCATGAAACATTAGGAACTATTAATCATGAAATACTCCATGCTGTTATCTATATATTAGATGCTTGTGGAGTTAAGTTAGAGAAAGGAGTTAGTGATGAGGCTTTTACTTACTTAATGGGGTACATATCTGCAGAAATCCACAAGAAAATCAAACTTTAGAAACACTTAAACAATAATATATGACAATTCTATTTCAACCTGACAGAGGGCATTTGATCTTAACAAAGCCAGCAGAGCCTACAGAAAAGGAGCTTAAATTACCAGACCATCTTACTAAATCAAAAGTGAAGATATGGGATGTAGTAGCTTCTAATCCAGGTAATGTTCACCAAGTTGGTGAAAAGATTATTCTTACAGATGGGGCTAAAGTATTTACAATATCATTGCCTACTACAGAAGGTTCTATGGAATTCTGTACAGTGGATGATGACTGGGTATTTGGTAAAGTGGAAGATGTCGCTATCTAACCTTCCAGAGGCTATAGTATCGAGGATTCAGAAAGCTAGAGGTTTAGCAACTGAATCCTCTTTATCTTTGCAGAAACAAAGGTTAGAGATTTGTGATAAGTGTCCTGAGAAGAAAATGATAGGGACTGAGGTTTGTGGCCTCTGTGGCTGTTTTTTGCAGCTCAAGACATTAGTAGAAGATGAACATTGTCAAATTAAGAAATGGTAGATATAGAAGAAATTACTATAGACAAGCTTATAAACGAATATGGAGGAATTCATATTAGAGGGTATGAAGATTATATAGTCCTTCCGACAAGTGAAATATTTTCTATAAAGTTCAATACTATAAGAAAATTAGTTCCTCAGATATTACATAAAAATGGAAAACCTTCGGCCTATAGACAAATTGTGGTAAGACAGCAGGGCAAAGACCCTGCCAGGAGGTTGATTCACAGAATTGTAGCAGAGACATTCATACCTAATCCAGAAAACAAACCTCAAGTGAATCACAAAGATGGTAATGGGTCTAATAACCATGTTGACAACTTAGAGTGGTGTACAGGTCATGAAAATATGGCTCATAGCTTCAGAATATTAAAAAGAAGAATGGCTGTAGGAGAAAAAGTACATTTAAGTAAACTTACAGAAGAAGAGGTTATAATGATACGAAAAATATATCCAAAGGGACATGCTACACAACAAGAGTTAGCCAAAATATTCAATTGTCATCCAACAACAATATATTCTGTTTTAAGTTACATAACATGGAAACATATTTAAATAGACCTACGTTTTTCGAGAAAGATCATAAATATTTAAATTTAACCACTGGTGAACAATACACGAGTGTTACACAACTACTCCATAAGTATGCTCCAAAATTTGATGCTGATGTCATAGCTCAGAAATATGTAGCTAAAAGAACTGAAAACAAGCTTATAGCTGATTTAATGGCTAAATACGTAATTTCTAAGGATTCTTTATTGGAGTCATTTGAGAATATTGGTTATGTAGAGACAGTAAAGCTTCTTTGGAGAGAAGAGAATGAGAGATCTTGTATTTCTGGTACAGCTTATCATAAGAAGAAAGAAAACATTGATTTAGCTACTATTGAAGTAGGTCAAGTCCCTGTAGAAATAGAGGATCTATACCAATTAATTGACGGCACATATTTAGAGTTACTTATTTGGTCTAATGAATTAGGTATTGCAGGTCAGGCAGATAAGGTGATTATTGAGACTATTGGAGAAGACAGATTTGTAACCATAATTGATTATAAAACAAACAAAGAGATTAAGAACTATAACTACCTTAACAAAAGAGATGGTACTCCAGTAATTAATGAGTATCTTTTAGCTCCAGTGAACCATCTATGTAATTGTAATTATAACTTGTACCAATTACAACTAAATTTGTATGCGTATCTTTTGGTACAGTTTGGCTTTAAGATTAAAGGTGGAAAGATCATCCATGTTACAGATAATGATAAGATTTATCCTTTAAATAATCATCAAGCAGATATTGAAGCTATTATAGAAGACTATCGAAATGGTTCAAAAAGAGATAATTAAGAAGATTGCTGAAAGAGAAGAGCTTACAGAAAAGCAGGTTGAGGAAATAATCAAATCTCAAGGTGACTTTACTGTAAAGTCTATGAAAGAGGGAAAATCTATTAAATTGAGTAGGTATGGGAAGTTAGTCCCTATTGCCAGATTGAGAGATTATAGAGAGGGTAATATGCCTAAACCTAGTAGAAGGGTTAGAATTAGAGCTAAACTTGATACTCCAACTAGTAAGAAGCTTCCTACCTACAGAAGTATTATTGATCCTGATAAGTTAGTAAGAGCGTTCTGGATAGATTCTATTGCTACAGATGATAACTTCTGTGAGCTGTTCTTGTCTCAAGAGGAAGTAGAATTAGAATATTCTAAATCCTTTACTACAACAAAGATATTTTACATGGATCATAAGCCTAGAGAACAGGAAGGATTCTTTGTCTTGGGTTTAGAAGGGGTTATGAGCTATGTGATAGAAAGTGAGTTTAAAGCTAAATATGAAAGAATTTATGATTGAGTATAAGACTTATAGAAATAGATTTCATGGATTTACCATAGAAGCTTTTAAAATAATGGGGGCTTCTTGGGATGGTGAAGTAGCTAGAGTATTCACAGAGAATGGTACAGTGAGTAACGGTGGCTTTGTAACCGTTTCTGAGGATTTTTATAATAAGAATCTATCTGAATTAGTTTTTGGGTATCTTATAAAAGACGAAGAAAATATGATAACTCGTGATGAGTTTTCAAAAACTTACACACCTGTAACAGAATGATTAAGTTATTTGAAGTAAATGATCAAGGAATACCTGAGATTTCTACAGAAGCTAGGACTATTCAGGTGTTTAAGAAGCTAATTACCAGAGATAAGGGTAGTGAAGGTGATCATGATGGTAGAAAGAAACATCAAGCTACTAAAGAATTAGCTTTTATTTACTTCTATGCTAAGTTTGATAGTCCTTATGAGCAGTTTACAGTGGAGTCTGATAAGGTCCTACAGATTAAAAAAGCTGTTGGATTGGAAGATAAGTGGAAAATAGACTCAGATATAAAAGAGGCTATAGCTTATTTCCAGATGATTCAGAATACTAGATCAATGAAGCATTTAGCTTCTGTAGAAAATGCTATAGATAGCTTGTCTGATTATTTAAGAGATACTGATGTAAATGAAAGGATTAAAATAGGACCTAAGTCAGGGGAACTGGTGCATGATCTCAACAAGTATAAGTCCTTGGCTAAGGAGATGCCTGATCTTATAGAGGCTTATCATAAGACTAAAGACCTTGTTAGAAAAGAATTACAAGAAGAACAACAGTTAAGAGCTGGGAGAACTACTAATAAGTATACCGAAGGTTGATGAGTAAACAAGACTTCAAGTTTAAAAGTACCTGGAAATTTAGGGAAGCTGCTATCCACTTTGAGAAGCATAAGTGCTACACCTTTCATATTCCAGGTACTTTTAGTTATTTTGAGTTTTGGGATGAAGAAAAGAGAAGATGTACAGAAGGTTATATTGTAGGTGGTGTCAGAATTACAGGATACCACTATTTTTATCTTAACTACTGTCCTATCATACAGGTAAAGGCTATTGGAGTAAATGATGGTCTTAAAAAACAAGCTGCAGAAAGGATTGAAGGGTTCCCTAAGTTTTGGGACCTAGATTGGAGGTACTTTACAGCTCTGGATATTGCTGAGTATGGTATATCAGAGGAAGACTATGCTAAACTCCCTGTAGAAATAGATATAGTATTAGATGAAGATAACACTTCTGGGGGTAAGCACTTTATCTGGTTAAAACCTAGAGGGGTTGGAGCTTCTTGGAAAGGTGCTTCTATGCCAGCCAGAAACTTCTTCTTTGTTAAGAATTCAAAATCTTACATGTTTGCTGAAAGTACTGAATATCTTAATAAGGATGGTATTTTCAGTAAATTTTTGCTTTATAAGAACTTTATAAATGAACATACTCCCTTCTACAAATACACAGATGTAAAGAATGATCTAAACAAAATGCACCTCAGAGCTTCTCACAAAGATATGAAGGGGAATGAGATTGGGTTTATGTCAGAGGTGATGGGAGTTGCTGTAGAAGGTAAGGATGATAAGGTCCGTGGGAAAAGGGGTAAGATTACTTTATTTGAAGAGTTTGGAGCATTTACTAATGCTGATAAATGTATAGAAGTTTCTAAGTCTTCTCATGAAGAAGGTAACTTGGTCTTTGGTACTATGGTCTGTTTTGGTACTGGAGGTACTGAGGGTAAGGCATTTGAATCTATGGAGAAGTTATTCTTCAATCCTATTTCTCAAGGAATGCTTAGATTCCACAACGTCTATGATGATGACTTAATTGGGACTGAATGTGGATTCTTCACTCCAGCTACATTCAACGTAGCATTTATAGATGAGGAAGGAAATACTGATAGAGTTAAGTCTAAAGCATTTTTAGATAAGGAAAGAGAGAAGAAATTAAAGTCTCCAGATCCTAATGATGCTGCCAGAGCAAAAGCAGAACATCCTTATACTCCTCAGGAAGCTCTACTAAGAACCAGCAGTAACATCTTCCCTAAAGCAGAATTACTATCTTGGAAGACTGAATTAGTTTCTACTAGAAAAGCTGTAAATCTTGCTATTTATGGAGATTTAGAGGATACTAAAACAGGGGTCAAATTCAGACCTAATCCTGATGCCAGGCCTGTTATGAAATATCCTCATGATAAGAAAGAAGATAATACTGGTTGTATAACTATATGGGAAACACCTTTTAGGAAGGATGGGATAATATATGACAACATGTATATCCTAGTAGTCGATCCATATATGCATGATACCACTACAGGAGATTCCTTGGGAGCAGCCTATGTTATTAAGAACATAAACCCTTTATCTAAACCAGATGATATTATAGTAGCTTCTTTGGTTGGAAGACCTGCTACAATGGATATTTTTCATAAAAAAGTTAGACAATTATCAGAATACTACAATGCTAAAATTGGATTTGAAAACAACGCTGGTCAAGCTTTATTGGCCTACTTTAAGGCTAATAGAAAAATGCAACTACTTGCTCCAGAGTTCTCTCTAGGGTTCAATGAAAATATCCCTAAATCTGGAGTCAGAAGAGGATATGGTATGCATATAGACCAAAGAAGAAAAGATATAGGTCTTAGCTATTTAGCTGATTGGCTTATTAAAGAATGGACTGTAACTGAAGAAGGAGAAGTTCTGTATAATTATCATAAAATCTATGATATAGGTCTATTAGAGGAGTTGATTAAGTTCAATCCTGATAGTAACTATGATAGAATTTCTGCTATGGTAGTTGGAATGTTCCACCAAAAGGAGATTGAGTGGAAATATGGTAATAAGGCTTTCGCTAAAACCCAATCTTCTGCCTTTTTTACCAACGTTCATTACTAGTAATATTTGTATATATTTGTAAAAATCACTACTCATGGCTAAAGCTACCAGACAGAAATTACTATATTCTAAGAAAAATAAAGATTGGAGAAGGGAGTCTGTAGCATATTACTACCAGAGATGTAGACCAAACAATATACTTTTTCAGACATTATATAAAGCAGCTAATGGTGAGATAGATACTACTGACTATTCCTACATAACTAATCCTTATGGGAATGCTGTAGCTACTAGACCTGAATTACAATCATATCCTGCTAAACTTAGAAACTATCCTATTATCCCAGAGATCATCCAATTGTTATTGGGAGAAAAGAGAGATAGACCTCTTTTAAGTTCTGTAATAGCTATTAATCCAGATACTATCAATAGAAAGAAAGCTGAGCAAGTTATTGCCATGAAAGGAGCTTTACAGCAAACCTTTGTAAATACTCTTAATGCTTTAGGGATGGATACTGGATTAGATACTAAACCAGTTCCTCCTTTAGATGAGTTTATGACTTCTCTGGATGATAATTGGGCTGATCAGAGATCTGTAGTAGGTCAGGAAGTACTTAATTACATCATTGAGGACCTAGATATTCCTGAGAAGTTTATACAGGCTTTTAAACATTGGTTAGTAACAGCTACTACCTATACTATTAAAGATGTAATCAATGAAGATATTGTCTATAGAATCCTAAACCCTAAACATGTTGGATTTATAGCAGATGAAAATACTGAATATGTAGAGGATGCTGAAGCTGTCTGTGTGGATGAGTACATGTCCAAAGCTTCATTTTTAGACAGATATTGGTCTTTAATTCAAGAAACTATTATAGCTAATCCTGATCAGACAGAAAAGCAAACTAGAGAAGACCTTACTGATACTATAGATAGAGATGATAGATATACTACTAATAATCTTATCACAACCTTTGGCTCTTCCAGTAATTTATCTTCTGGTTTTTCTACAAGTTTGTATGATACTAACTTGTCTAGCTCTCAATTTATAGGGGTACTCGGTGAGAACATTAAGGTCAGTTATGTGAACTGGACCTCAATGAAGCTTATTAAGAAAGTAGCTATAATGAATGAAACAGGAGAATTAGAGACTATAATGGTTCCTGATGATTATAAAGTAGAACCAGCTTTTGGTGAAACTCTTATTGAAGAGTACTGGGTAAATGAGAAGTGGGAGGGGTATGTAGTAGATAATGATAAATTCTATTTTGGGGTACAACCTATCCCTATTCAAAGAAATGGTATCAATAATAAATCTTCTTGTAAGAATCTTATTAATGGTAGAATCAGAAGAATGGGTGATAGAAAGGCTTTATCTGTTGTAGAGCTTTTAATGCCTTTCCAACATCTATATAACTTTGGTCACTATAAGTTAAATAACATCTTAGCTAAGAATAAGGAGAAATTACTTCTTATGCCAATGGGATTAATGCCTGATAAAAATGGCTGGGATATGTATACTACTATGTATCATGCAGATGCTAATGGTTTTATGTGGGTTGATGAAACCAAAGAGAACTTTATTACTGCAGTAAACGCTATTAAAGCTATTGATCTAGGTCTTGGTAATTATATAGAGTTTACGTATAGGTATCTACAGAATATTAAAGCTGAGGCTGAAGGAGTGGTAGGTATCAATCCTCAAAGAAAGGCTGCTGTATCTGCTGGAGATGGATTAGGTACTACACAAACTGCTATAGCTCAATCTAGTGTTATTACTGCAGATCTATTTGAAGACTTTGAGAAGTTCCAGGAGAAAGATCTTTGTGGGCTTTTGGACCTATCTAAATTTGCTTACATCAGTGGTAAGAAAGCAGCTTATTTGAACTCTGCAGGTAGAACAGCTTTCCTTGAGATTAATGCTGAAGATGAAGACTTCTCTGAATCTGAGTTTGGTGTTAAGGTATCTTCTTCTGCTAAAGAGAAAGAGAAGTTTGATAAGATGAAGCAATTTGCTGAGACTTTAGCTAGTCAGAAAGTTAAAGCTTCTCAATTAGCTGCTATACTTAATGCTGAATCTAACTTTGGTAAGTTAGTTACAGAACTTAAAGAAATTGAAGCTCAAGAAGATGCTCTAGCGCAACAAACTGCTCAAGCAGAAGCTGACTTCAAGAACCAAGAGCTACAGAGTAAAATGCAGTTAGAGCAACAGAAGATTAATCTTAAAATGTATGAGATTGATCAGAATAACATCACTGCTGAGAAGGTAGCTCTTATTCAGTCTGAGACTCAATTATTAGGATTGGATAAGAATCTTAATGGGGTAGATGATTCTCTAGAGGTAGAGAAAAATGCTTTAGCTAGAGATAAGCATCTTAATGAGATGGGTTTAAAGCAAAGAGAGCTTGATATGAAAGCTAGTGAAACTAAGATAAAGGCCGATACAGAGATATATAAAGCTGATACAATGCTTAAAATCGCCCAGGAAAACCAAAATAAAGCAGAAATTAAAGCTAAAAAGAAATAAGATGAAAAAACTAAGAGATATTCCTACAGATGCTTATACTAAGTATGCTAAGGGTGGCATTCATATCAAAGCTGCCAACAAAGGGAAATTTGACGCCACTAAAAAGAGGACTGGAGAGTCTACTGAAGAGTTAACTCATTCTAAAAATCCAGTCACAAAGAAGCGGGCTATATTTGCTCAAAACGCCTCTCACTGGAAAAAGAAATAGTTATGCCAGATAATAAGCCAAAGAAAAAAGCTGCAGCAACTCCTAAACCTAGTGTTTTAAGAATAGCTGATTATAATGAATATGTCTCTAGAAAAAGAGCCTATGATGATAGTTCCACCACCTATCAGAACTCTATAGACAATCATAATAAACTTTTAGCTATAGGCATGAAGAAGACAGGCTCTTCTAAACCCACAAAAGATGAAGCTGATGAAATGCTAGTTACTGGTGGAACCATGAATAATTTTAAGCATTCTTATACAGATGAATCAGGTAATACAGTAAATAAGAAAGCTAAACTTTTTCAAACCACATCTTCTAAAATAGCTCCAGTTAAAACTAATACCTATACAGGAAAAGCTTTAACAGATGCTGATGGGGTATCTTATCAACAAGAAACTACCATTCCTATTTATAAAGCTCCTTCTCAGAGAGTAGCTTATGATGATTCTATTGATAGAAAGGCAGCAGAGATAGTTAAACAACAAGCTCCTGCAGAAAAGGCTAGAGATCTTCATGCTAAAAGAAGTGTAGGGGGCTATAAGAAGGTAGCTTCTTCTGATCCTAAATATAAGAATTTGAGAGAATATTCTACCTACAAACAGAATTCTGATAGTTTGGTAGAAGATCCATTTAAGAAGAAAATGATTGAAAATAGAAATAAGACACTTTCTAAACCTACTACAAAGGCACTTCCTAAGAGAAATTCTGGAACTTGATAAGAAATAGGATAATAGAGTTTCTAGATTTTAAAAATAACAGAGGTTTTAACACAAACCTATTTTATATATTTGAGTACCTACACACTAAACTAAACACTTATGAGTACTAAAGATAAAGATCCTTTAGAGGATATTGATTATGCTAAGTTAAATGAACTTAGTACTACAGGAGGAACTAATGATGAATATCTACATCCTGAAGAAGAAACTGAGGAAACAGAAGAAACTACTGAAGAAGAGGTAGAAGAACAAGCTGAAGAAGGAAATATACCAGAAACTGTTTTAGACAGCACTGAAGAAAGTGGTATAGAGTTCTTTATTAGTGATTTTCAAACTAAAACAGGTTTGGAGTTTTCTGATGAAGAATTAGAGGTAGCTGCTGGATTAGGAGAAGATATTGAATCACTTAGTGAATTAGCTCTATTAGCTGGTAGAAAGATAGCAAATGCAGAATTAGAAGGATTCTATGCAAAAAACCCTGA